CACGCCGCTGATCTGCTGATACGAAAGCGTCGCGGTCGCGCCGTAGTCGGTATCCACCCCAACCGCCACTTCCGCGGCCCCTGTGATCGACAGGATCGGGCGCATCAGGTTCACGAGCTTCGTCTGTCCACGCGCCCCGAAATAGTTGTACGCCTGCCGGCAGTCGGTCGAAATCGAATCCCCGCCGTCCTCGCCGCCCGTGTCGGCAATCACGAGCGTTCCGGCGCCGCCCATGTAGAGCGTGTCCTTCGCAACCCCGAACGCAAACGCGTTCCAGCCCGTGAAGCGGCACCACGAGCGCGTCTGCGTGTTCATCACGTACTGGCGCGAGTTCGCGCCCTCGAGCGTCGGCACGTTCAGGATCAGTTTCGAGCCCGTGGGGTGGACTTCGATCTGCCAGCCGAAGCGCGCCCCATGCACGGCCACGTCGGCGTTGATGAGGTCACGGATCTTGTCCGAGATGCTCGAGGCGTTTTCGGCTCGGTCGCTCGCAATCGCGCGGCGCAATGAAACGATGCCGTCCGCGCAGGTGATCAGCGCATCGGCGCCGAACTTGCACCAGGCGCGCTGGCCCTTGCAGACCGGGCGGCCGATGCGGAAATGCGCCGCACGCACCCAGTCGGCCGGGGTAGCTGGATCGGTTCCCGCGTAGGCAATCACCTCGCCCTCGGTCGAGACGAAGGCGATGTAGTCCGTGAGCGTGTCCGCGGCATCGGTCACGGTCACGATCGAGTTCAGCGAACCGCCCAACTTGAAGAACGAGCCCACGTTGAGCTTCGTCATCGCGCCCGACTTCGTGCGGACAGGCAGGTAGTACACGTTGAACGTGTCCTTCTCCCCGTACCAGATCCGCTCGGCGTAGACCGCGTTCGTGAACAGGTCGTCGGTTCCCGCGAGGTCGGCGTGCGTGAGCGTCGCGGTACTCCACGTCGTGCCGTCGTACTCGAGCGCCGTATCGGCCCCGTTCACCATCGACAGGAACATGCCACCGGCCGTTCCATAGTTCACGTAGTCCCAGCGGCTGTTCGTGATCGCCTGCACGGTCGGGCCGCTGCTGCCTACCACCGCGGTCGAGATCGCCCCCGCCGTGGTGGCGTTGATGATGAGGTCGTTCGTCGTGTTGACCGCGACGAAAATCTTCGTGGCCGCGTGGCCGGTGTAGACCACCACCGTCTCGCAGTTGCCCGTGAACGTGCAGTGCGCCGTGTAGCCGTTCCGTACTGCCACATCGGTGGTTCGGGGAAACCAGTTGTCGAGCACGAGCGCGTCTTCGGGCTCCATGTTCGCAACCGAATCGCGCGCATTGAGCCCGCCGATCGGCGGCGGCAGCGATACCGAGCGTGAGCGCGGTGCGCCTCTGGGCTTTTGTAGCAGCGCCTGCCTCACGAACCGATCACCCGCGGAATGGCGGTCGGCAGATCACTGCGCGTCTCGTGCAGCGTGAGAATCGGCTTGGTGCCGTCGCGCGCCATCGCATCGGCCACCTGCCGCTCGTGATGCATGTGCTCCTCGGCGTAGTCGAACCCTTTCGCTTTGCGCCAGCGCCATAGCAGCCCTGAGAGCAGCAACTCGTCATCCACCAGCCCGAGGTCGGTATCGGCCGCAAACGCATCGCGGTACGTCGCCCCGCTCGAATCGGTACACCAGTACCGCGACACGTATTCGAACGCGCACGTATGCCCCGCCGTGGGCGTCGGGATGAACAGCAACTCGTTGCCGCGCAGACGGTACTCGTAGAACGGACTCGCGAACGTGACCGCCTTGTATCCCTGCCAGATCCGGCCCGGCCGCGGACCGAGCACCGGCTCCCCGGTGGTGCGGTTCCAGATCGTGTCGTTGACGATATAGCGCACCAACTGGCCGCTCACGATGTCCTCGAGCGCGCCCTGCGATTCCGTGGCAACCGTGGTGAACGTCGCCTCGTAGGTGAGCGCCTGCCACGCATACCTGCGCGCCAGATCCCGGCCCTCGCTGTTCGCGAGCGCCAGCATCAGCACCGAGGTCTGGTCCGTTGCCCCCACCACCGCGGATGGCTGCGGGAGCGACAGCTCGGCGCACGCCGCTCGGACGATGGCGAGCAGGTTCATGCGCGCTTCTTGCTACCCGCTTCAAGAGCGGCCAGCCGAGTCTCGAGCGTCTCGATGCGCGTGTCGCGGTCGTTCAACTGCGCCTGCAGGGCCGTGATCTGCTCGGCGGCCTTGTTCGCGTCGCGGCTCTCGAGGTACGCCTTCGCCTTCTGCTTCAGTTCGCGCGCACCCATGCCGACGCGCTGCATGGTGGGCTCGTTCATGGCCGCGATGTCCTCGACCGTGCGCACCCCGGCAGCGATGCAGTTCTCGGCCTGCGCCTTCGACAGCGACGGCCACTGGCGCACCGACAGGCCCAACTCGGGTTCGGCCTGACCGGCCTTGAATGCGAGGTACTTCTCGCGGAAGTGCCGCGCCCACTCGCCCGGGTAGGTGTTGCTCATCGCGGCCTTGTCGATGTCCGCGAGCCACGCCTCGGCTTCCTTCTCGACGGTGTCCTTGCAGCCAACCTGGCGCACGATCACGTAATCGACATCGCGCATCACGAGGCCGCCGGCCTTGATGGTGGCGTTGCGGTCTTCAATGGCGCGCTGCTCGAAGGTGACGAAGGGCGGGCGCTGGGGCATCAATGCGATGGGCATGAGGGTTACCTCAGTGATTGAAAAAGAAAACCCCGCCACGAGGGTTCCGTGTGGATCCATCGTGGCGGGGCAAGGGGGAGTCCCTTACGCTGCGGTCGCGTCGTCCATGAACGGACGGGCGATTTCGAACTCCGCGTAGCCGGTGGACGGCGTGTCAACCGCCGAGGCGCCCTTCGCGTTCTTCACGCGATCACCGGCAACCACCGTGTCGTCCACCGTGCCGGCCGTCGCCGTGGCGTACACCAGACCGTTGTCGGCATAGCCGCTCGCCGCGAGGCCGACAGCCTTGCCGTTGATCTGATACCAGCCGTACTCGCCCGTCACGCACGCGGACATCGCCACAGCGACCGGGCCAATGGCGTTCGCCGCCAGCAGCGTGGTGCTGAAGTCGTCCGTGTTGTACGTGACCCACTCGCCGATCGCGGTCGAGTTAAGGCCCTTCAGGTAGATGAACTCGCCCGAGCCGTAGGTCGGGTCCGTGGCAACCACGATCGTCCCGAGCGGGTGCTGCTGCGTGGTTGAGTTAGTGGCGATCGGCTGCGAACCGAGCACCTGAGACGTGATACGAAATGCCATGAATTTGACTCCTGAAAATTACTTCAACGCCGGAGCGAAAAGCTTTTCCGGCGGGAACCCGTTGATGATCCGTCCGTGCATGGTTGAGGCATGAATACCGAGGGCGCGCGACCAGCCGAGGACGCTCAGAGTGACGCCGTTGTGAGTCAGCGCCCGAACATTCCGACGATTGACGGATTGCTCTTTCTGGGTAGCCCATCGACAGTTCTTCGGCGAGTAGTCGCCGTCCCCGTCGATGCGGTCCAGTGACATATCGGCCGCCGGGAACCCCATGTCTGACAGAAAGTTCTCAAACTTCCGCCAGCGGCGGCAGACCTTGATGCCCCGCGCTCCGTAGTAAGCATATTGCTGACTACGGGGGTTGTTGCACCGAGAAAGCATCCCGCTCCAAATGCGGTACACCCTCGTGTTGGTCATGCCGTGGGTCTTGTTCCCGTGGCCGATGGCCGCTATGCGCTCGTTATTCAGGCACCCGCAGCTTTTCACCTTCCCGCGCGCCAGATCCTGACCGTAAGCCATCACCACGTTTCCGCAGTCGCACTTACAGACCCAGCGCGCGTTCTGATCCTTGCCGCCCCTGTTCTTGGCGCGATCAACGACCAATAGCCGCGTGTACCTGTCCCCGAGACGGTCAATCAGTTTCATCACGATACCCCGCAATCCGATAACCGGATTGTAGGATATCATTTCCTGAGTGACCGTGTTCATGTGAATGCCGAAAAGCCTAATTACTCAGGCTTTCATGACTCCTTGCAGCTTTCTGTTGGAACAACAGAGGTTTCCTTGCCAAATCACAGGAACCACCACCGCGTCCTGGTTGATCGAGCGCAGCTCGGGCATGATCTCCATGTCGGCGTCCTGATGCACCACCATCGACAGGTAGTCGGTGTTGATGAAGTAGCCGTGCGCGGAGGAAATGCCGCTCGCCGAACTGTCGTGGAACACGTCGGCGTTCTTGTACTTCATCGCCAGCATGCCCGCCTGACCGTCGTCATCCGGCGCGTAGCGCTTGAGGCTCGTCTGCGACTGCTCGAAGAACGTGAAGTACGTCTCGTCCATCACGATCAGGTCGGGATGGTCCGCACCGCGCGTGAGGCGCAGGTACAGGGGCAGCATCAGCGACTCGATCGTCGTGGACCCCGGCGTGATCGCCGAGCCGCCCTGCAGCGGTGCCGCTGCGGACTGCACGACGTTCTGCCAGAACGTGAACGTGGACGAGTCGATGCCGCCCACCGTGCCCGTGCCGGCGTCGGCGATGATCGACTGCAGGCCGCCGATCTGGTTCGACAGCGAGCCCGCCGAGTACAGATCCTCGGCCAGTCCGTTCGCCATCGACTTCTGGGCGTTCTTGATCTTCGTCTTGACCAGGTTGACGATGCGGTTCTCGCCCGAGTTGGAGCGGATCTCGAGGCCCGAGGCCGCGACGTTCACGCTCACCTGGCGCCACGGGAATTCCGCAGCCGACAGCACATCGACCGCTTCGACGTTCAGCGGGTCATAGCCGCTGTAGCGGGTGTACGTCGAGTTCTCGGCGTACTCGAGGCCCTCGACAATCGACAGGCCGCCGTCTTCGCGACGGATCTTGCCCTTCTGCGTCAGGCGCCGGAACAGCGCGTTGTGGTTCGAGACGTTGTCCGCAACTTCCTTCTTGTGGTTGCGGTAGGTCGTGGTCACGAGTTCGGTGAACGTCGTGAACAGACTGGACTGACCGGGTGATGCCATCTGGCGATCTCCTTGAATGCGTGGTTACGTGGCACCACCCGGCGACGTTCAGCCCGAATTGAGGGCGCGGTACGTCTCGCGGATGGTGTCCTCCATCGAGCCGGGCTTGGCGGCAACCGGGGGTGTCCCGCGGCGCTGCACATTCACGGCGGCGGCCTTTCTGGCGGCGGCGGCCTCGGCCGCTTCACGCTGGCGTCGCTCGGCGTCTTGTTTCGCCATCAGCTTCGCGCGCGTTTCAGGGTGCGCCCAGATCGCCTGTTCGTAGGCTTGCTCGGGGTCACGTCCAGCCCTGACCAGCGCCACCACGTCCTCGAAGACGGCATCCATGTATTCGTGCTTGGGGTCGCTCAGGAACTTCTGGGCGGCCGAGACACGTTCGGCATGTTCCGCCTCTTCGCGGGCGCGTTGGCTTTCGGTGATCGTCTGCTCGAGCTGCCCGAGGCGTTGTAGAACGGGGGCAAGTTCGGGAGCCGGCTGCTCGCCGCGGTAGCGCGGGTCGGCCAGTTCGTTGAGACTGATACCGTAGCCCTGTGCGAGTTGCAACAAAGTGGACCGTTTCTGTTCAGGACTGCCGGTCGCGAGCGCGCGCCAGGCTCCCATCACCTCGCGTACCACTTCCTTCGGCGTGCCGCCCAGTTGGCGGATCGTGTCAAAGTGCGGCGACACGTCCTCGAACATCGAATGCCCGAACGCGGCGGCGTCCTTGTACTGCGCGATGCCCTTGTGGAAGTCCTCCTCACGACGGTGGATTTCCTGCTTCACCGGCTCGGGGAGCGCGGCGAACTGGGCCGCGGTTTCCTTCTTCCAGGTGTTCGGTGGGGTTTCCCACGGCTTCGGTTCTGCCTGGGGAGCGGCAATCTCTTGCGCCTCCACTGCCGTGTCGTCGGGCGCTGCGGCTGGTTCGGTGCGCAGGAACTTTCCATCCGGCCCACGCTCGCGGGTCGGAGCGGGATTCGTGAGCTTCTGGTACGTCTCGCGAATCGTCTCCTCCATCGACGGCTCGGCTTGAACCTGTGCGACGGGCTCGGGGGTGACGGCGACCGGCGTGATGTCGGTCGGGGTGGCGTCTACAGGGGCGAGGGTTTCCTCGGTCATGGCGTCTCCAGTGCCCGTCGTTTGGCGGGCGGTAGTTGCGAATAAGCGGTGCGCACGGCGGCGTCGAGTTTTCGATCCGCGCGCGCTTCAGCTTCGGCGAGGCGTTTCTGCGCCTCCTGTCTTTCAGCGGAAAACCCTTCCCAGGGACGCGCTCCTGAGCGTTTCAGATCCTCGCGGCGCGCAGCCCGCCCCTCGATCCAGCGCCCCGTGGTGGGGCTCTGGTAGCCGGGGAGATCGGCTTGCACGGCCGAGGGGCAACTGATGACGCGGGTCATCACGGTTCCGCACGCGCAACGTGGCGTGTTGGCCCGGTCGTCCACGCTGCTGAAATAGTCCTCGGTGCGTTGGCACTTCGGACACTCCGCTTCGTAAATCGGCATCAGGGCTTGGCGAGGGCCGCCCGAATGGCCGTGTTCTTCTGCGCGTCGGTTTCGGTGCTGACCACCTCGACCCAGCGCGAGCGGCCGGCATACGGACCCACCTGCGGGGTGACGTAGTAGTGCGCCAGCACGGCCGAGTCGGCGACCCGCACCGTGTCGATGCCGCGTGAGGTAATCATAATCCCGGTTCCGTTCCCGCTCGCGTCGAGCAGGGCTTGCAATGCAGCGTCAGCCATCGTCGTTTCTCCTG